TTACGTACCTAATGAAACAAGGTAAAAGAGGACTATTGATTGTACCAAGAGCGGCCCTTGTCGAACAAATGTATTCAGATTTTGAGGACTATTCTTCCAAAAATGGAAAAGATATGTCCAAGTATTGCCATCGTATCTATTCTGGTAAAGAAAAGAATGTTGACTGTCCTTTAATTATTTCCACTTGGCAATCTATGCAGAATATGCCAAAGAAGTATTTTGAACAATTTGATTACCTTATTGTGGATGAGGTACACGGTGCCGTAGAGAAATCACAAACTATGAAGGTGATGTCCTCTATTGTTGCTAACTGTGTTAATGCTGAATATCGTATCGGTGTTACAGGAACATTACCTGATGGGCCAGGTGTAGATTTATCTTTAACAGGATTGTTTGGTGATACATATAAAGTTATTTCATCGGCAGAGTTGATGGAAAGAAAACAATTGGCTGAGTTGAGTATTAAATGCCTATTGTTAAAATATACAGAAGAAGAATGTATGTATATGAAGAATGCCGATTACAAAACAGAAATTAATTATATTGTTGGTAATAATGCCAGAAATCAATTCATAGTTAATCTGGCATTATCTTTGGAGGGTAATACTCTTATCTTTTTTAACTTTGTAGAGAAACATGGTGAGGTCCTCCAGACTATGCTAAATAAGAAAGTTAAAGAAGGCCGTAAAGTCTTTTACATACATGGAGGAACAGATGTCGGTGAACGAGAAGAAATACGTAGGATCGTCGAGAACGAACACGATGCTATTATTGTTGGGTCCGTTGGTGTTCTTAGCACTGGTACTAACATCGTGGCCCTCGATAACATCATATTTGCGTCTCCTTCCAAATCAAAAATCCGTAACCTTCAGTCCGTTGGTCGTGGACTCCGTCTTTCTGACACAAAAAAATCCGCCACCTTATTTGATATTGCCGATGACTTTTCGCACAAAAAGCGGGAAAACTATACGCTAAAACATTTCTTTGAGAGAATTAAAACATACTCAGAGGAAAAGTTTAAGTTTAAGATTTATAAAATCCAACTAAAAGGATAAATTATGACTGATAGTGAAGAACTTACTATAGCTAAGTTCATTAGGTTGAAAAACGGAGACGATATAGTTGCCGAGGCCTATGAGTATAGTGATGATACTGGAGAATATTATACGATTATTAATCCTTTAAAGGCCATGTATGTACCTGCTACAACAACAGGATATTTGCAAATAGCATTTATGCCTTGGGTTTATCCTCGCATTTGTGATGTTCAGGAGTTTAATATTGCCAAATCAGAAGTTTTGTTATATCATGATGTTAGTGAAAATATGAATGAATATTATTGGGAAAGTTTAGATCATTATTTAAATACCAAAAGAGAAGAACCGATTGAGGAAGACCCTGAACCGGAAGAAGATTACGAAGCATTAAAAGAAGCATTAGAAGCACTATCAGGAAAAAGGACACTACACTAATGGCAAAAGAAACAAATGAATACCTAAGTTTCGATGATGCCGACCTTGTTGAGGATTTCGGTTTCACATTCGGAAACGAGGACGATATAGTTGCCGAGGCAATCGCACCAGTATCGGATGAAATCATGGATCTCAAAAAGAGATTGGAGGCCGTTAGAAAGATTTACCTACCTCTATTACAGAACTTAGCAAAGAATTCCGACCAACCTATCATTAAATGGCCGGACAGAGGGCCAATCCTACAGAAACAGATTGCTAAGTTGACTATGCTTACGGAGCCGGCCTTTAAGTAAACGCTTCGCGTTTGTCTCGCTTCGCTCGACGGTGAGCGTTTGGTTATATTTGGTGGTGGATACGGAGTATATTATACACATAAATTAGGAACCTTGTCAAGCCCCAAAATGAAAGAAAGTGATAATAATGTTTAGTTTTTTTCATAGGACACCAGAAATACATGTAGATTGTTTTACATCCGATCCTGATGTATATATGAATACACCTATTGTTAAGGCAGGTAAAACATTTCCTGATTGGTTTAAAGAGTTACCTAAGGCAAAATCTGAGTTTTTAGTTGATAATAAAACAGGAAATCATTTTCATAGGGCAAAAATTAATTTAAAAAATTGTCAAGGTTTTTTAGAATTATATAAAAAAGGAATAGTTTTAGAAAGTTGGTGTGATTATCATATGGAAATGAATATGGAAAATTTAACACCACATTACTGGTGGTCCGGTTTAGGCGAAGGTATAAGTTTTCATAATAGAAAACAAATAGGGAATGGTTTTATTAATTATCATCATATGAAATTAATTTCACCTTGGTTTTTTCAAGAGAAAACTGGAGTTAAATTTATGTGGGTTGGTGCAGAGTGGGCTTTAGATAAATTTAATTTTAAAATTTTACCAGCAATAATATCATTTGATACTCAACAAGAAACAAATGTGAATATTATGTATCCATATGAAACAAAAGAATTTACTATTCCTATAGGTAATCCTTTAGTTCATGTTATACCTTTAAGTGAAAAAATATTAAAATTTAAAAATCATTTAGTTAAATCTAATGAATTAAATAAGATTGTAGCAAAAACTAGTGCAGCATCATTTTATGGGTGGCGTAAAGTATTACAATTAAGAGAACGAAATAAAAAACGAGGAACTTGTCCTTTTGGATTTGGAGATAACAATGAGTAATGTGAAAAAGAAAAAGAACCACTATGTTGATAACGAGAGGTTCTTAAACGAGATTGTAGAATATAAGAAAAGGATTGCCGAGGCCAAAGAGCAAGGCCTTGAAAAACCCCGTGTGTCTGAGTATATTGGTAAATGTATCTACTTGATTGCCGAAAACCTTTCTCATAAACCACGATTTATGAACTATTCATTCCGTGATGAATTAGTTTCTGATGCTATTGAGAATTGTTTTCTTTACTTTGATAACTTTAATCCTGATAAAGGTTCTAATCCTTTTGCCTACTTTACACAAATAATCTATTATGCCTTCCATAGAAGGATAAGTAAAGAAGAAAAAAATAGATATATCATATATAAAAAGTTCCAAGAAAGTGTCTTAGATACATCTGACGCGGCATTAATGATAGATAGTGACGATAACCACTTGATTTCCTCCACGATGTATGATAACCTAAACGAGTTCATTAAGAAGTTCGAAGGGCGCGAAGCGGAAAAGAAAGAGAAGCGGAAAGCGGCCAAAGAAGGACTTGATAAGTTTTTTGGAGAAGAAGATGAAAGAAGAGAACCAGTTTGAGATGCCTTTTCAGGTTCAGCAGCTATTGTCGGCCTTGAAAGACAAGAAAGAAAGAGTCCATGTTCGTGGTAATTACCGTATGCGGTTAGATGCCATTAAGAGGGCTATTGATAGTGCCATAAATGACTATGACACGGAAATGGGAACGGCAGGTACATTTAAACGCCGTAAAACATCATGACCGATATTGATGATTTAATCAAAGAAATTGACCAATCCGTGGAATGGTTCTGTGATAAGGTTGTAGAACCTATTCCTACAAACAACAAAGATAAAGAAAAGATTTTTGATAGAATGATTACTCTTGGTTGGTTAAGGCAAAGTGAAGTTGAGACATATAAAGAACTTACTAAAAATGAATAATATAGAACAAGTAAAAACGGATAAATTTTCATTTTACGTTTTTAGGAATATATTTGATGGTAATGAATTAGAATATATATGGAAAGAAGCATTATTTTTATGTGATAATTTTAAATTAGAAAATCCTAATACTACTGGATCTGCTAAATTTGAAAACGGTAATTTAAAAAAAAATAATGCTGGTATATGGTTAGATAATATCTATAATAAAGATAATTTTTCAAATTATCTAAAAATATATAAAAAACCTTTACAAAATATCCATGAATTCAAAAATTCTGATTATACTTTAAATCTGTATCTTCATACAAACAAAGATTCTACTTTAATGAGCTATTATGAAGATAACGATTATTACCATTCACACCATGACGTTAGTGCATACACTTATGTATTTTGGTTGTTTAAAGAACCTAAAAATTTTTTAGGTGGTGATTTATATTTTGATGATGTTGATTATAAAATTCAGGTTAATAGTAACATGGCAGTTTTATTTCCTTCTTGGGTAATACATAGTGTTGATAAGATAATGATGATACCTGGAATTAAACCTTATAAAGGATTCGGAAGGTTTGCCTTTTCAACTTTTTATAGTTTTCGATAATATATTATGAAGTTATCAAAACGCATTGACGAAACTATATTTTTAGTATATACTGTATCTAAGAATTTATACCTTGAATATAAGGATTTATTATGGCAAAGATCGCACTTATTACGGACACCCACGCAGGGATCCGGAATGATAACCCGGCGTTTCACGATTATCAAAAACGTTGTTATGACTGGTTCTTCAATTATATTGATGCTAATAATATTAGGCACGTGGTACACTTGGGAGACATATTCGACCGACGTAAGTATATCAACTTCTTATCCGCAAAACGTTGTAGAGAAGACCTCCTCGATCCTTTAGAAGATCGTGGTATAGAAACTCACATCATACAAGGTAATCATGACTCGTATTATAAAGATACTCACGAAGTTAATGCGTTGGATGAACTTGTCGCTGGACGATATAGTTTTATTAATACTTATAGCCTGCCTAGTATTGTCAATATTGACGGCTTAGATATTCAAATAATGCCATGGATCACCAACTCTAATAGAGAGGTGGCTATGGATGTTATAGAACACCCACGAGCCGAGGTTCTTATGGGGCACCTGGAACTAAACGGTTTCACTATGCATAAAGGATTGATATCAGATCATGGATTGGATCGTAAAGTTTTCGACAAGTTTGATAAGGTCTATTCAGGACATTATCATCATCGCTCTACTATTGGTAATGTTTCTTATATTGGTGCCTTTGCTGAATATACTTGGCATGACTATTCCGACCCTCGGGGATTTTCTGTTTTCGATACGGAGACCCGACAAATTGAATTTTTAGAAAATCCTTATAAGATGTTTAGATTGGCAAAGTATGATGATGTTGCTAATCCTAATATAGTGGAAAAAATACAAGGCACAGATTTTAGTAAGTATAAAAATACATTTGTTAAGATGGTTGTTATAAACAAATCTAATCCTTATGCGTTTGATCTTCTATTTGATTCCATATATAAGGTAGGCCCATTAGACATAACCGTAATTGAAGATGCTTCCGTTTTAATAGAAGGTGAAGATGTTGATTCCGTTGATGAGGCTGAAGATACTGCCACAATTCTTTCCAAATATATTGATAACTTGACATTACCGGTAGAATCTGCTAAAATGAAATCATTCATGTTAGATGTTTACCAAGAGGCATTACAGGTAGAGACGGTATGATTAATTTTCCCACAGTTGTCGTTGATAATTTTTATAAAGAACCTGATAAAATCCGAGAGTTTGCTTTAAAACAAGATTTTCTGGATTCACCAGGTAATTATCCTGGTAAGAGAACAAAACAACTTTATGAATTGAATACAGATTTGTTTGTTGGTTTTTGTTCTAAACTTTTTTCGATTTATTATCCACCTGATATAAAATGGAATGTTTCAACATCTTTTTGGAAAGTAGGTACACTTGATTTCGATCCATTATCTCCTAAAAATATGGGATGGATACATGAAGATGGATGTTTAGCGGCCGGTGTTGTATATCTTACACCAGGTTTTGATAATAAATTAGGAACAACAATATATAAACAAGTCAAAGAAAAAGAAATTATTGATGGTAAATCTATGCATAAATTTTATGCATCTAATATAGATGATAATTTTGATGTAAATATAACCAAGAATAATTCTGCTTTCGAAGAAACAACTAAAATTAGCAATCAATATAATAGACTAATATGTTTTGATGGTAAAATTTCTCATTCACCGAGTTATTATTATATGGGTAATCAAACAAGATTGGTACAAGTTTTTTTCGTTTATAACATAGAATCCTCAATTTCAAGTCCTATGCAGAGAATACGAGATTATGATAACATTCCATACGATTCGCTATAAGAATTTTCTTTCATCCGGTAATGCCTGGACTGAAATAGAATTAGACAAACATAAGAATACCCTTATCATGGGTCATAATGGTGCTGGAAAGTCAACCTTTCTGGATGCTATTGTGTTTGTGTTGTTTGGTAAACCTTTTCGTAAGGTTAACAAAGGTAATGTGGTAAACTCTATCAACGGTAAGAACTGTGAGGTGGAAATTGAGTTCACTATTTCGAATAGACGATATAATGTTATTCGTGGTGCAAAGCCAAATATCTTCGAAATACATTGTGAAGGTAAAATGGTCAATCAAGACGCAGCGGCCAAAGACTACCAGGAATATCTTGAAAAGCATATTATAAAAATGAATTATAAGTCCTTTACGCAGGTTGTTATTCTTGGTTCAGCATCGTTCGTCCCCTTTATGCAGTTATCACCTGGCGACCGTCGGGCTGTTATTGAGGACTTATTAGACATTCAAATCTTCTCTGCTATGTCAGGTGTGGTAAAGAACCGATTACAGATTAATCGTGAAGGACTTGAGAAGAATAGAATTACACTCACCAGCAAAGAAGAAAATAAAACTTACATTGAGACTACCTTAGCATCGTTAAAGGTCAATAATGAAAGTAAAGTTTC